TACATTATTAACTTTAAGCAAATTGCCCATTTCAAATGGGATAGATGCTGAAGATACCGTAGCGGTATCTCTTGGTTTTTCTACATCAAGAATATTAGTTCCAGGAAGATCGATATCAAATCCTCTTACATATGCTTTTCCTGGAGAAACCCTTACACAAAGAAGATCGTCACTTGGGGTATTATTCTGCTCAGTCTTTTGATCTTCAGTAAAGATTCCATTGTTTGAAATTTTGTCGTTTAAAGATTCTGCTAACTCTACTCCAAAAGAACCGACAGAATAATCTCCAGACTCTTCAAAAGTTCTCTTTGCAAAGTACTCCTTTATAATCGAGTAGGTTGATTTATCTTGTAACTTCTTAATTTCGCCATTTTGAACTCTAATTAGTTCGACGAAATTTTTGTCATCAAAATCTGTTAGAGACTTCTTAGTTAAACTTGTTGAAATTTTTAGACGGTCTGCTCCTGGAGCAGAATAATTTGTAAATCCTCTAGCATTATCATAAAGACTAGAATCATCTCCAGGAGAAATTAATTCTTCAGAAATATTAAATCCAACTCTATAGGATGAACTATTGGTATATGGATCTAGAACAATAGTATCAGTCTGTATATTTACAAATGTACCTCTAATAAAGTAAACACCAGCAGATACATTAACAGCAGATGCTGTAGCAGTAGCATTTAAATCAATACATGATGCAAAACTATCACCGATTTGAATCGTCGTATTTCCATACGTTACAGATTCCTCTACTACCAGTGTTTCGCCGTCTGAAAATGGTGTTACTTGGAAATCTGAATTTGAATTTACATATTTTACATAAATTGTTGGATATTCTATCCCAAGATCTGGTGGGTATATGACTTTTTTAACTGAAGCAGTTACACCAGACTCTGATCCACTAATTTTTTTACCAACTAACTGATCTAAGTATAAACTTAAATCGAGTCCAAAATGTTGTGGGTTTAATTTTACCGCCTCATAATTGCGGTCATATGTGATTCCTCCAGGAATCACCATAGAACCTTCTTTAAAAATATGACTACCGAAAGACTCAATCTGATTTTGTAGAATAGATTGTAAAGTCGTTAATTCCCTTGCTTGTACTGGATACCCTGGTTTAAATAGTACTCGATAAAAATTATCGTCCTTATCAAAATCATCATAATATGGATTGATGTTTAAATTAGTTTTCTGTGGCATCTTTAGAATTCCAGGATAATTTTAACGTCTTCTTTTTGTCTAGAATTTCTTGTAACAAGAGGTCTATTGTCTAGATAGATCACTTCTCCTGACCCTTTATTTATCTCTGGTTCAGCAATGCCGCTTGTAAACTGCATTCCCAGATTTATGTTCTTGTTACCAGTTGGATTTGTTGTTATTCCAGTATATCCAGTATCAATTGAACCAGAGAATCCATCACTAGTTCTTATATTTCCACCAGTAATTGAAAAATCATATCTCTTACCAAGGCTACTAACACCAACATAATCCTGTTGGTCATAAGTTGATGGGTGAAAATACAGAGATCTATCAGTAAAGTATTTAATTACCTTAGTTTCTTCATCATATGAAGCAACATATCCAACCGCAGTAACACTTACACCATTAATGGTAACACTTTGAGAAATTTTCTTACCAATTGTCAAGAAATTCTCGCCACTTATTGTTCCATCATCTTTTAACTTAATAGCATAAGATGATGAAAATTGACTCTCGTCAAAAACATTAGTTGAATTGACCCTTAAAGGATTTTTAATTACTGAAATCTGAGCAAAGGCAGTATCAGTTGGAAAATCTTTATTGGAATCATCAAATCTTGCATACAGAAGAACTCTATCTGTTCCCAATTCCCTGTAAAGGTCATATCCATGACCTCTTGATGGTGGGATTATTGGAATCAACTTGGCAGGACTTGGCAGACTACCTGCTGGTTGTAGAGGACCAAGATCAACCATCCCATAAGTGTAATTTTTTCCGCCAGAAGAAACTACAGCATCAGTAATTGTTCCATTGCTATCAACAGATATTACAACCTTTGCTCCAGTTCCATCACCAACAATATCTACTTCCCCAGATGAATATCCCAAACCAGGATCTTCAATATAAACTTTTCTAATCTGATTTTCGTTTACAGTAGAATCTCCATTTTCCCTAACAGATTGAATTTGAGAATCTGTAGAGGTGCTCCAATTTGATGGTACAGAGATGTACTCAGTAGAATCAAATTTTATAATATCACTTGGAGAGACAGTAAACAAATATTTCCAAACATAACCATCACCACTCTCACCAGCTTTTGATGGTTCTAGATCGGTAAATAGTGGTTCGTCCTGAGATGAGTTACCAACGGTATTGATACCACTAGATCCGTTATCAACACAAATATAAACTCTATAATCACTATTCATAACATAATAGTTAGAATCATAGAGTCTTGTTGAAGCGGTAACAGGTGATGGATTAGTTACACTATAATCGTGCCTGTACATCTCATACCTGGTTCCTCTCACCCAATCAATTCTTCTAACAAGTCTTCTAACATTCGATGATGTTACCTTCTTGCCAAAAAGAGCGGTATCTTGAGAATGCGAAGTATAGCTAAAATTATCAGTTGGTGAGGGAACATTAACGTCCCAATCCTGATAAACTCTCCCAAATCCAACAGCGGCAGGATTTGCCAATCCAACCGCAACATAATAAGAATTGTTAGAATTGTCTACAGATTCAACAAAATTATTTGCATTTAATATTCTAAATTGATCAGTTATAATTGCCGACATTTTTTAGAAGTTTTTTTTCTATTTATTAACTTAGTCTGGCAAAACTTTTCTAACAGATCCATTATCTCTTAATCCATATCCTCTTCTTTGAATTGTTGGATATGTTGTCAATCCAGAATTAACAGTTCTTCCAGAAACCCCGATAGCAATTGGATTAGTTCCTCTTGCTAGTGAGGAGAGTCTTCCCCATGAGAAATAACCATTTGGATTATATACTGAAGTTCCTAAAGTCTGTATTCCAGTGGTAACTGTGTTGGATTGAATATTACATACAATCTCATTTACACCTGGTAGGGCATGTACATAGTAGATATTATCGACAAATTGAGTACCAACACCAATTGTATCGTCGTCATGAGTGTAAATTGACGTTACTCCGCTACCAACATTAGTTCCAGTTACATAAATCTGATATCCAACCTGTAAATCAGTAGTACTATTAGTAAAGAACTTAAGTGCTAGGGCAGTTCCAATACCAGCAGTTGTGGTAAGACCCGTAATAATTCCAGTATTACCTTGTACAATAGCAATATCAGTAACAATTTCAGAAATAATCTTAGGTTGTTCGAATATTATCTGTGGCGCAACTGGTCGGTTATTGGAATTTGTATATCCAAATCCAGGATTTGTGATTGTTACCGTTGAGACAGATCCATTTACAATTGTAGCAGTAGCAGATGCAGTTGTTCCAACACCAACACCAATATATTTTGGTGCGGAGAATTTAATGTCTAGGGATGCTGTGGTGTATCCAGAACCAACATTACTTAATGTAATTGCTGTAACTGTACCTGCTGCAGAAACTGTAGCGGTTCCAGCAGCAGCAACTGGATTGATTTCATCCAAGAAGATAGCATCTACACCAGGTATGACAATACTTGATTCATTTTCCTCATAATTGAAGAATTGAGCATTATCAACAAAGATCTCAGTGTCACCAATATTGATATCACGGATAATTCTAGATGTTGGGAAGACCATTGCTTCTATTGAGTCTCTGCTCTTATAAACCAAGTCTCCATTAATATTAAGATCTCTCTTCTGTTTAATCCAGTTTAGAGGTCTATAGTTAAATTCATCAATTCCAACATTGTAATAAAGGTTGGTTTCTAATTTATCTGCTGTTGGAATATCAACAACAATTCTCTTAGATGCTTGCGCTTTAGAAGTCGCTATTCCAGAATTTCTATCAACAAATACGCTATCACCAATCTTAATCGTTTCGGCAATATTTAATTGCTCACTGTCAACACCTCTAGTTCCATTATAGAAGAAGATTGAAATATTATCTTCTGGTTTTGGAGCTTCGAAGAATTGAATTGAAGAACCACCATCAAAAATGTAAGATTCTCTTGGTTCTTGAATTATTCCATTAAGGAATACAATTAGAACAGCGTCTAAATCAATCAATGCCGAATCCAGA